GCTGGCGGACCTAGCTTATGCTTCCTCCGTACGGGGAGATTAAGTTCTCTTCAGGAGGTTGACACCTGGTACCTCATTGGCCCGATTTGCTGACACGCTACTTAGTTGTAGTGTAATGGAAGTGAGGATTATGCCAGGTCTGATGACACAGGTCATCCCCAATCGATAGCAAGACTGGGTACGGTCACTTGATTTACCAGCCTTCGGCAAGCTCAGGAATAGTGACTTAATTGAGGGGGTCGCAGACAGTACGTTTCCCCCCATGCTGCGGTATAAAGAGAAACACCGTTATGGTATGCGTAATAAAATAGTGCGTTACGCCGTAGCATTTACCCTGTGTGATAGTCTGAGGGAGCTATCGCAATAAACAGTTTATCCGCTTTTCAAACGCCAGAATCGCTTACGAACCACACAACAAAAGCTTGACAAGGTCCTGCGCTTACAGCGTGAGGAACTTCGCCGCCAATCAGCTCAAACTGCTAAGAGGAAGGCTAACAAGACTCGTCAACTCCAGAAGACAATTAAGAAAACCGTCAAACAGCCGCCCAAACCAAAGTCTTCTCCAGCAGCTATGGCTGTCGCTCACATTGCATCTACTGGATCTCTCCACAAGACTCCGGCAGGTTCCGATGGTACGACGCATACTCATAGTATTGCTGGCTCTATTCCTTCGAAACTTATTTCAGGTGCTTTAAGTAATTCTCCAAGCAATCCAGTGCTCATCATTGCCAAGGCCAGTCAGCACGTTGGCACTCCAAGTATACTTAGCGTATTCTATGATGGGACAAATATGGTTTGGAAGAAAGCTTATCCAAGAACTGAGGTTTTGACAGCTTCAGACATGGATGACGAGCAGGCAGCGTATAAGTTGAACTCACAACACCTGTCTTTTCAGTACACGGGCAATCCTATGACGCGCACCGGCAGTTTACATGTGGCAAACCCGACTTCTAAGAAATTTTACGACCATATCAATAGCGCTATGCGAACTTTTGCCACTACGCCTAACGCCACAAATTTAAACGCGGTTGTAACTGCCGTTCAGTCCTCGCCAATTTGTAAAAGCTACCCATTTAATGAACGAATGACGGTTGAAATCACATGCCCATCACAACAAAATTGGTCGTCAAACGGGGACGAAAACATGCTCGCTGATTCAAAATTCTCACAAATGGACACTGCCTTAACCGAGCCCGGTAACTGGCTTACCTGTCCACCATTGAACACTGACTTTACATTCAATGGGACTGAGGTCATCATGATATTTGATGGTTTTGGTTCCACCACAGCCACATCGAATCAAGTAGCATCTTTCGTAGTGAACCAACACATTGGTGTTGAGCAGTACTCAGGTAAGAGAATGTCCCTAATGACACCTGCTCTTGCAAAAAACCCGGCGGCTGCTGCTGCTTTACACGCCATCAGTGGTGTAATTCACTCACACAACTTAGACATGACGGACTCCACGCCCCCTTTGCATCATGTCCAATCTCATCCGAGCACAGCGTCAGTGCTAGGAAGTATTGCCAAATTTGCGTACAAAAATAGGAAAACTGAGGAAGCAATTGGCATCGGGGCTTTAAGCCTACTGTAAATATTGTACATATCGAATGTGCTAAGCACCAATCCGTGATAAAATCTTTTCCACTGATCTACTAGACTACTTTAAGTCCACATGACTGTTATACATTTCGGCAATGCGTGAAAGCAACCCTAGC